GTGATTTGAAATTGTTTTTTCATGTTCCTTGTCACGTAGATAATCCAATATGAGTTTCGGTAGGGCTTCCCCCAAATCAATAATCACTGATTTAGATTCAGGCTTACCGCCTGCATGAACAACTGCACTCACATCTGTTACTGTTGCCACTATTTTCATACGTCCTCCTGATTCAACAGGGCTTCTGCCTGTTCAATCTTGCTACGGATATCCTTTTCTATACCCGCTAGCCGTTCATCCATCTCAATCAATAGCTCCTGCGCATCCTCAACGGTATCAACTGAGTACCCCTGCTTCAATTGCTTCATAAGACTTTTCAACTCCCCCTGTAATTCATCGCGGCGGGTGCGCTCCCCTTCAATCCGTTCCTTCAAGTCTAGTAACCGTTGCGCTAGGTGTTTATCACTTCCCGATAATGCCATATTAACTCCTTCACCAGTTTCGGTGTATTATTAGCCTTGAAAAACGCATCAAGGTTTGCTCCAAATGATATCCCGTATTCCCACTGGTTGTTCATATTCTGTATATAGGCCGCGATACGCTCATCACGGGCCTTTACACGGTCAAGGTGCTCCGTACTTAGCACGCCGCTCTCAATAGGGTAGTACTCAGGTACCACAGTGTTGGATTCCCTATAGTACAGGTAGCACCGCGGCCGGTAGTCTATAAAATCAGCGGTCAGCCGTAACATACAGCCTGGATTTACCAGTATACTCCCCTCATAGGTTTCAACGAACCCCTTGTGGTTGTCCCCACATAGTATCAAATCAAAGCGGGCGTGTAGCCTATGAAGAAGCGCCTGGGCCATATAGCCTGGGGCATCCTTGAATGGTGGCTTGAGACCGGGCCATACAAACTCATGAATCATAAGCACATTTGTATATTCCGGGTCTTTTACAACCCCGTCAAATATCTGGTAGTCAAATGTTCCGTTAGGATAGCTATACAATGCGAACGGGCCCCGGTAGGTAGGATGGGGCACCCCGTCAATAATAGCCGGCGGTATAAATGATACCGAGATATCCTTCCGGGTAGCTCCCAGTAGATGCAAGGCGCTGTGGTCATACTTAGCAAGGCTGTGTTCAGGCAAGTCGTGGTTCCCGGGGATGGTATACATAGCCGGTAGATTAGCATAGGCATAGGTGGATAACCAAGGAGGTGATTTCCAGTAGTCAAATAAATCCCCACTATCAAGTACCGGGCAATCATACCTAAGCTGTAGGTCACGCAGGAACGCCACCTTACGCTGTTGGGACTCGATGATATTATCAGTACGGGCTACAGGGGCCCGGGTAGTCAGATGGATATCGGCCGTCAATATTGCAGTAGGCTTCACGGGTCGTTTATTCCGTATCATTACAGGCCTCCTCAGACTGGGTCATACTACGGTAGGCCACCTGGTCTTTGATGTATAGGTGTAACCCCGGCTCGAAGCTCGTCACCTCACTAGGGTCATCTCCCTCAGCTATAGACTTACGTAGCTGCCAAATCAATAGGTTAATGTAATGCATAGTCTCCTGGTCAATCCAACATTCCTTATGACCACGGAATAGATATACCCCTGACCGAATCTTTACCTTACCTACGATGTTATGCTTGCGGTCAATCAGTAGGTAATCCTTCGCCACCTTACGCAATATAGCCTTCTTCTTACTCATGACGTACTCCTCCACGCTCCATAACATGCCCGCACAAGGGGCAGATGTCAGGCGCTATTGACGTATATTCATCCTCAAGGGTCGCTAGGCCCGTACACACCTGCTCCAACTCATCATTACAGATATTGAGCCTATCCACATGGTATGCTAACTTAGTACGCCGGGTGGCGGTGGCGCGGAAGGCCCCCTGACTTACAACGGCCTGTTGTAGTACCGTATTCGCCATAGCTACGTCTTGCGTTTCATCTAATTCAAGGCGTACCGCTACTAACGCATCTATAAGCTGCTTACACCCAATATATTGGGTACGCTGAAGCTGGTAGGCGGTACTTAGTTCTAACGCACTTGTTATTATGTCCGAGGCCCCATCTAGGTGTTCGCTAGCTCCAAGTATACTAGTTACCCGCTGTATACGGTTAACTATATTTGACAAATTGGAGCAGCTGGACGTTATTTGATTACTTGTATCAGTAAGGCCCTCAACGGACTCCACTAGGGTAGCTAGGTCATCTAGGTACCTGTAGTCCTCCAGCTGTAGGGTATACTTAGTCAACTGTTCATTATTATAGTTAATGTCACGGGCAATACGGCCCGCCGCCCGCTTAAGGCCGCCCAGTGTATTATCAATATCATCAATTGAGGCGGCCTTGTTAAGTATCTGGGCCACCTCCCCGGCGCTGGCCGCTAGTAGGAACGGAGGTTCCATCTGGGACTGGACGCTGTACGGGTCAATGCCTAGGGCCTCAAATACTTCCGTAGGTGGCTCCGAACCAAAGGCCTTGAGTACTACCCCATCCACGCTGTATTCGTTTGTCTTATCGGTACGCAACCGGGTAACGCGGGCCCCGGTATCCGTAACTAACTTCACCATGGTATCCCCGCCCCATTCGGAACGGTATGAATCACCTAGTGGACGGTTAGATACCACCCAGTTAATAGCCCGGAATACCGCTGACTTACCAGCGTCTGACGGGCCTATGATAACATTTACTCCGTTAACTAGGTCAATCACTGTGTGATGATGGGATTGGAAGTTCTGTATCTCTACACGGGTAATCATTACGGCCCCCTATTAAAATCTAGCGTTCTCTACAAGCTCAAAGAACCGCTGGGCATCCAATACTACAATAGGATTCATACGGCTACGCTTGACTACAAGTAACCAGTCAGTATCCGGCATTTGATTCGTCTTAGCTTGTTTTATCCAGGCCGGTATGCTCCAGGTTTCCTGCCATTTACATTCTACACTGAATGGGAATAGTTCCTTAGCGGGGCCGACGAGGCGTACATCCGTACCATTCTGGCTAGCTTCCCGTGAGGCAATACATTCGTCAGGCCCCCATGGTAGCCCGGTTACTGCTGATATTTGCTTACATACCCATTGTTGTAGGCTGCGGCCCTTCGCCTTAGCTGATTGTACTGATATCTTCCTGCCCATCATTCATCCTTCCTTATTATCGGTAGTGCCTACTCGTCAGGGTACGCATCCTTGAATTCATCATACACCTGTATCTGACGTATGTTAATATGTTTCTTGAACTGGGTACCGTCCAAACTTGTAAGGTTTACGCAATCCCCATCAATAAATACGATATGCCAATCAAGGCCGGCAAATGTACACCTTTGAAATAATCGCAATTCACTTGCGTCCATAATACCCTCCCATTACAGTATACGGGCCTTACGGATACTATTAAACTTTTGTTCAATCTCATTCCATAGCGTTACCACTTCTTCCTTGAGCATGGATTCAATCCCCGCTTTCTCAACCTCAGCTATAGCCTGATTCAACGACTTACCTAGCTTCACACCCCCAACTGTGTATACGCTATCCTTACGGTTAACTTTCAGGTACCGCAGGTTCCCCCGTATATCGTCAATACCATAATCATAAACGATGTATACACTAGCGGTACGATAGGGTTTCCAGATAGATGATTTAAATACCTCAATCTCAGTTTCTACTCCTATAACCCGGTAGTGTTCCTTGTCCTTAATCTTCTTCGTTTCTTTTATCTTAGTTGGGTTGCTACATCGTAGCCTCAGGGAACTATAGAACCCTATAGCCTCCCCGCCGGGGCTTACGTACTTCTGCTGGTAGGGGCCCGCATCTATATTCACCCGGACCTGGTTTGAACATACCATCAACAGGTTCTTTTGCGTGATGATTCGGCAGGTCTTACGCGTTTCCTCAGAGAATTCCTTGGCCCGGCGCATGCCCATCTTGTCACCCTTTTCTTCATCCATTTCCATATCAGTTGATAGGGCCGCTAACGAATCTGCAAATACCCCGTTTATAGCAGAACCACTATTCTCAGGCTCCCAGGTCCGCACCCCCTTGAATACTTCAGTCACCGTATCCGGGGTGGTATAGGTCACAGCGTCAGTATCCAGCCCAAACATCCTAGCAAACTGTTTATTCAACCGGGCCTCCGGGTCATGGAATAGAATATTACCACCGACCCGTTGAACGTTACCGGCTATCTGACATAGTAATACCGTCTTACCACTTCCGGATGGTCCAAATATCTCCACCAGTATTCCAGCGGGGATTCCTCCATACTTAAAGCGGCCCCCGCTTATAGCTAAGTCCAATAACGTTGAACCAGTGGAGACTACCAATTCATCGGAACCGTCATATGCTACGGCGGGGGTCACTACCTCAACATCCTCATTCTGTTGTTTACGCAATACCTGGTCACGTATTGTACCATTCTTTTGGGTAGGGGCGTTCCTACGCATCATAGCTTTATCTCCATCTTGCTCTTAAGCCTAGACACTACAGCATCAATGTGGGTATCATCAGTGACTTTATGCCTACGTAGACGGTCACCAATCTCCTGTAGGTAGGCCTCACGGCGGGCCGGGGTATCCGCATCTATCTTATATTCATTCAACCGGCGCTTCCACTCAAGGTAGGCCCGGTCAGCGAGTACTTCGGCTATCGTCTCAATGGGCTCCTTATCGTAGCACCATTCCTGTATGATGGACTGTAGGGTGCCCTGAATAGACTTCTCATAATATAGTGCTAGTATATTGAGGTAGGCTACGAGCGGTAGGGGAATATATCCCCCTACCAACTTGCCTCTCAGATATGACACTGAATCACGATTCGTCTGAAACGGGTCTAGCTTCTTAAACTGTACTTGTTGAGTACCATCATCCCTTTGCGTCAAAGCATTCCTCCCAGAGTTCGCATTCGTCACATTCATCATATTCCTCACAATCCTTTCCGAAGGTATGCCCATGGGGACATTCGGTTCCAGTGGACTTACCGGCCTTGGTCTTCGGCTTTGACTTAGCTACCGGGGTGGCCTTCGGGGTGGCCTTAGGTTTAGATGTAGCCTTAGGCGTAGTAGAACGGCGCGGCTTTACGGCGGTGGGTTCTTCATCTATAATTTCATCGTCCTCATCGTCCTCATCGTCCTCATCGTCGTCATCGACATCTTCGTCATCATCGACATCTAGTTCCTCAGTAAGGGCATTGGCTACCGTTTCTTCCTCATCCTCATACTCCTCATCCTCATACTCCTCATCCTCATCACGGGTAGCGTCCTCTTGGTCAAGCCCACCAAAGAACATCGATTCGAGCGCCTTGTAGCTTGGGATAACAAGTATCTTATCAAGGTCAGGTACCTGCGCCAGCTCCGCATCCGTAATTGGCTTCTCACGTTCAGTGAAATCAATACGGCTAGCTTCAGGGAATGAATTCTTACCAATCTTACCTTCCCCAAACCTAATCTTCAACGTCATACCTTCATCCGGGTCTGGGAATGTTTCATACGTATCATCTTCATTAATCTCTTCATTCAACTGACTTTGTAGGCAATGCTGACTGATATCCATTATATGGACGGTCTCCTCAAACTTCTTGTTCCCCCTAGGAATAACTGCGTACAAGTTACGCAATGAAGGTCGTAACGCACGAACGGTATCATCGTCCCAGTTAGCCCCTTCCTTCATCAGCTTGGCCCGGTATTCACAGATAGGGCACGGCTTCTTATCAGTAGACGGGCAAACTACTGAATCATTATTAGCCCCGATATCCCGGTGCTTGTAGTAGGGCTTCTTGTACCACAGTTCCCCGGGTACCGCCGCGTTGTATTCATCATCGCGGTCTAGATGATGCTCTGACGTTACCTCATACGGTAGGAAGTCCAACTTCACCCGCTGATTAACATCCGGCTGAAATACCCCGATACCCTTTGGCAACCTGAGGTGGCTATAGCTAGCCCCTTGACTTTGTTGCTTCTGGGCGTTCTGGGCCACCTTTCCCTTGAAAGATGATTTGCGTTTCTTCTTCATTTATTGATTCCTCCATTTGAGTCCTGTAGACTCTTGCCACTCTTAAACATTGCGCGTATGGCTAGTATCTTACCAAAATACGCGCAAGCCGACATTACAATCATATAGAATGGTGATAGTACCAATATCAATATCACCAACAACACTATCTGAAATACCGACATAGGCACTATTCCTCCACCTGGTCTGTACTTGGTTTCCTTGACCGGGTAATCTTAATCTTAGCATTAGTTACCCGCTGGGATTCCTTCCTGCGATATTCAGCGCTGAGGTCACGCGGAACCGTGGGCCCAGCAAAGTACTGCTGCCCATGGAGAACAACTAGGTTCTCAAGCGCCTTCTTACGGGTATAACAAATCTCATCCTTAGCAAGGTTGGCGTATTCAGACTCCTTCATAGCATCGTTAAGTTCGGATACCACAGATTGGTACCCGGTATCAGCGCGGTAGTATGCCTCAATATCCCCAGCGTTGGGCTTATCCTTACCCAACAGTGCTGCTGGATTCGCGTTCACCTTGAGTATCAATTCTGAACGTATGGTTTTCTTACGTTCGTCAAGGCGGCGTACCATATCATTCCAGTACGCACTAAGCCGCGCATATTTCAACGCTAGGGACGGCTGGTTCAACCATTCCACATCTAACGCGCTTTCATCAATACGTACATCTCTCTCATAGTCGATATCATTATCTCTCATTGTAGTGTTCCTCCTACCCTATTATACAGTAATCTTCCCATTTGCGTTAGGGCTATTCTCCATATACTGAAGAATAACTAGCTAGCGTCAATTCCGGGAAGCCGCTATCATAGAACGGGTCAATAAACTTTTCCAGCACCCGGGCGGCCGCGTCATTCCTACTGGACTTCAATAATACAGCTTGACAGTACCCTATCACGGCACGACGGATGCCTTCGGGGTCTAGGTGTTGTTCCTTGAGGTCGTTAAGTATACTAGCTATCTTAGCCCATGACGGGCCGTTAGCTAATAGAGCCCTACACAATTCAATTGTCTGTGATTCATTCTCAGCGGAACGCTGAGCTACCACTAGCCGCGCTTCCTCATCTACTACAAGCACCTGGGCAAGTACCTGTAGTGCATTACGCGGGTGGCCCTGTGCATCTTCAATAATTCGTTCATATATCTTCTTGGATAGGGAGGCCCCTTCCCCCTTTACTACACGGCGCAATAGCTTCATCATATCAGTATCACTGAGCGGCCGTACCTGAAATTGAGCGCACCGGCCGCGGATAGTAGATATGAGCTTCTGTGGGTCTGTAGTACACAATATGAAGTATACATGGGACGGGGTATCCTCAAGAGCCTTTAACAGTGCGTTCTGAGCATCATTACTCATCTTATGACATTCGTCAAGTATCCACACCCGGCAATTGCCCTCAAGCGGGCGGTACTGGCTTTGCTTACGTATATCGCGTACCGTATCTATCCCACGGAAGTCAGCCGAATCCACCTCACGTAGGTCACCGCCTACGGCACCGAGTGCGTTAGCTACTATACGGCCCAAGGTAGTCTTCCCACATCCAGTAGGGCCATGGAATAGGAACGAATGCGGACAATCCCCGGGGTTCCGTAGAACCCCCTTAAGGGTAGCTATTAATTCAGCGTTGCCTATTACCTCATCAAATGTGTTTGGACGGTATTTTAGATGATAATTCAATTTGTAATCCTCCTGTAATCTCAATTGGTTCTACTGGTATTGCTACCACCTCAATATCTTTCCGTAACGGGGTGTCCAATTGTATAAGCACTAATCCCTCATTATCCTTCGGCTTAGCTGATATTGCTAGGACAATACCCGCGTTATTTGTAAGCATACCTCCAGCATTCTTCAGCTTCCCGAATGGCGGCTTAACATCACGGAACGGGTTCCTTCCAGTCTTGTGAGTAAACCGGGCCCGCTTCAACGTTGTAACCCCTACAACCGCAGTTATGAACTCTACGTGTAATGATTTACCTAACTGGTCAGCTTTCTTCAGCAACTCTCGCAATAACTGGTTCGTCATTGACGGGCCCTCCTTCCTTAATATAGCGCTGAAGCGATGTAAAAATGTTTACATCAGATATCGCCGGGCCGGGGTAGGGCCTGGGGTACTGATAAGGTATCACTTCAATACCATCCACCATTACCCCGGTCTGCTCTTGAAATTCAAGAATCTTATCATTTAAAAAACTCAACAGGTCTACCTCAAGATTCTCCTTCATCCTAATAAATTGTTCAAGTATCATAGTAACCTCCTATATCCACGGCTGGTCTACACCGTACTCATCTATATCAATACTTAATGGTACGTTTATCCATTTCCACGCTGCCGGTAATTCCTCGGTAGCTACCCGGGTAGTAACCTGCTTTACATAGTCCAATTCGTCAGGGTTAACGTCCATAATGATTGAATCGTGAATCTGACCTATCAAACGAGTATCCCAATTCTCCTTACGCATGATTTCATCTAGGCGTATAAAGCTCCAAAGCAAACAATGAAATGCGGAACCCTGTATCGGGTAGTTTACAACTTCATTTTTCTTCATGATACCACTACAGCGGAACCCTGTATACATATCTAGGTAGCCCCGCTTCTGGTACTGGGCAACCCACGATTCCTTCCACTTGCTATACACCTGGAACCTACGGCCCCAGAAGTCTGCCTCAATCGCCTTTATATGTTCTACAAACTGGTCATATGAGGTAATACCCTTTGATATAAAATGGTCGGATACGGTACCCCCGGTTGGACTGGCCACCCCCTGACCGGGTCTCCACCGGCCGCTCGGTAGCTTCGCCCACTCACATATACCCGCCGCGTTGTTAGCGTAATAGTCCCCGTAGAACTGTGGGAATACAAACCCATTCTTGGCTGACTGACGCAATAGCTTCCCCGGGCCTTCCTTTAACAAATCAGGCATGAGGTATATCTGACGGGCCATATCAAGGTGCATATCTGAGGACGGGTCGTTGATATACTTTATCATCACCGGGTCCTTATGATAACAGGCACTGATTGATACCTCAATACCGGAATAGTCAGCTTCAATCAACATATGACCGGGCCGGGGTAGAAGAGCCCGGCGGGTGATACGCTTAGCTTCCTTATCACGCTTGGGGATATTCTGGAAGTTGGGGCGGTCACTACTACTACGATATGTGCGTACGGTATGAAGGTTGAAGAACGGGTGGATATATCCATCATGTTGCTCACGTATAAATGCCTCAAGGTAGGTATCCCTAATCTTACGTAACTTGCGCATTTCTAGTATCCATTCTAGCGCAGGCACGCCTTCAATCTTACCTAGGGTATCCTCATCAGTAGAACCCTCTCCATTACCAGTCACCTTAGGCGGGGTAATCCCCATTGACTTATACAACACCCTAGATAGTTGTGGGTTACTATCTATATTGGTCTTGTTATGGTATAACCCACTCCAGGCGCTATATAGTGGGCTAGCTTCGACCTTCTTAGTCAGGTATTCAATCTTACGGGTGAGATGTGCCTTCTTCTTCTCACAGTACTCCATATCAATACGTATCCCCTGCCGCTCAGCCCGCGCTAGGGCTAGGGCTCCCTTATGAAGTAACTGGTAGGCATCCATCGTTGTCGCGGTACTCTTCATGATAAGGCCCCCTGTTGTTTCAATGCTAAGCGGTAGGTCATTAAGCTGTCGATGCCGTTATAGGTCATTACCTTCCTACGCAATACCGGGTCTAGCATACAACTCATAATACGGTTTGGAGTATTGCTATCACTACTACGTAGATACGGGGAAACTTCATCCTCATACCCCATGAGACCAAAGTTTACATAGGATTGGAACTTCAACCCGCATATCCCCGGCCGGTTATCTAATACGTGCCCGGCTAGCATCGTATCCCAAGCCCAAGGGTGTACATCTATACCATATAGAACTTTTAACCACGTATCCTCAAACTTCATATTAGCCGCCACCTTACCCACTCGCTCATCAGTCATTAGCTTCCGGAATAGGGCTAGCTCCTGCTTAGATTCCGGGGGAGGTACTGAGAAGGCCCTATCCTCACTTATACAGAAGGATATACAAGCTATGCGATGTACTTCTGTATTGTAGGGCTTAAGGCCGGTTGTTTCCAAGTCAAACGATAACCAAGGCCGGCGGCCCTTAGCAATCGCGGCTTCTAGTTCCCGTTCCAATAGCTCAAGTACTGGAAGGGCCCGGGCCCCTATCATTACACATTCCTCCTCCTGCGGGTATACCGGCAACGGGGTATCAACTAGCGCTAGCGCCCGGGCTAGGTCTTGGTGCCATATTGTTTCCACTTCCTCAAAGGCCTGTTGACGCTCAATAAATGATGGGTGGAAGGTAGGGCATAGCCAAGCGTTGAATTCTCGGTCAGGTATCGTCCAGCCGCGCCACTTCATAATACCACCCATATCATGCTTCCAACGATGCCCTATAAGCGATGTAACGGCCGTACCACCGTGTAGTAATATCAAGTTAGGTTTGTAGATACTAATCGCCTTCAATAGCTGGGGGCGACAACTAGCTATCTCCTGATTGGTAGGAGTTCTATTATTGCCCTTTTCATCTATTGGGCGGCATAGTACCGCGTTGATACTTATACAATCCTGGAATAGGTCAATCCCATGCTTACGGTAGGCATTCTGTAGGGCCCTGCCAGCCTTACCCTGCCAAGGTTTGCCCCGGCGGTCCTCATCTTCTCCGGGGGCTTCACCAACTACCATTATACGCTGTTTATAGCTCCCATAGGGTTTCATACGCGGGGATAATACAAACCGATACATCCCGCAACTAGCGCACGAATATACCTTACCGTCAGGGCGCGATGCTGATTGCGTTTCCTGCTTTGTAAAAAATCCATTCATACTAGTGGCCTCTTTGGAACGCCGTGGGTACGGATTAATTCACCGTCCGGGCCTAGTATGACTTCATGACCTAGGTTGGGCTCCCACGGTACGTAGCGATACGCTAGGTCTCCACTATTCCTATCAACCCCTACTGGTACAAGCACTTTATCAAAGTACACATATGGGCTACGGGGGTGCCGCGGGTCATTCCATTTCTTACGCATATGGTCACCAAATGTTACGTTGGACTTAACCCGGTAATTATGCCAGTTACCAGCGGATACCATATTGGTGAACGGTACCTGATGGGCCCAGCTAGGCCTCCAGTCATCATAGGTAAACAACCGCGTATCCCCACGTTCGTAGGCCTTACGTGCCTGTACTATCACCTCAGTCATCTGACGGCGGCTCCAGTTACTGAACCACTTATCACCGGAATCGGGCATTCCACAACAACAACCCGTATCATTCCACTCCTTAAAATGGGGGTCACTTATACCGAATTGCATCCCTAACTCATGAGCTAGGTCACGTATCGCCTTTGTTTGTGCGTACTTGAAATCACGGCTACCCCGGCGGCACGTTTCCGCACCGTTACTAGCAGCGTGCCAGCGTTCCGCAAATAGCGGGTCACCTATAGCACGTAGTAGGACGTCCTGCATACGTTCCTGTCTTGGCGTCAAGTTAGGGTTGAGGAATATATACTCAAAGCTAATTGCCCTAGCCCCGGCCTCCGCGGCCCGCTCCATCAGTACCGCCCACGCACGCGGTTCTCCCTCATAGGCATCACTAGCCCCCGGTATAAATGGCCTGAAGCGTAATGACGCATTACAACCGATATCCGTGAGGGCCTTCATAGCATTTATCCTTGAAGTAGTATTCGGGGCCCTTAGGTCTATCTTACGAATCATTTCATCACTGTTGGTTATAATACTAAATGAGAACCAAAATTGGTCTGGGCTATTCTCAAATAACTTCAAGTATTCCGGGCGCTGTAACAAGTCACCCCCCTTAGTACTGATACGCACTGGGATACCGTACTTAATGAACAGCGGTATCGCCTTCTTAGCCCAACCCGACTTCTCCTCAAGTGAATCAAACGGTTCCCCAAGCGCTCCCAGCTGAACGGGTTGGCCTCCAGCTATAAGCTCATACATCGCCTGGGATTGTTTATCCTTCATATCACCTGCTAGAAATCGCTCCAGCTTCTTGATAGGGTATTCCGTATAGAATGAACCTTCCTTAATGGCCCTCTGTATCACCTTCGGATTGCGGTCAGGGGCCCGCTGAAGGTTATTGGCAAAGCAATATACGCAACTGAATCCACAACCGCTATGACTATCAATTGATATAGGCATAGCACAGTCCATAGCGTCTGCGGTAAAACGTATCCCGTTATAACATTGTGGGAATACAGGGGGTAATTCATAGTTAATATTCATCTCAGCACTCAGCTGGTCTATATGGTCAACGTCAACTCTTTCCTGCATTACGTACCACCTCCGCTAGTTTACTGGAATCCAACTTAGGATGACTCAATGACGAATTGGACGCTCGCTCAAAGAAGCTACGTACCAACGCATAGTCATCGTGGTTGTCAAAGTAGAATACTAGGAAGTCCATTTCCCCCATATCCTGCTCCCCTAGGAGTTTCTCAGGTATCGTAAAGAACCCCTTGGGTTGCTCCAAATTCTTCTCATTATCGTCAAGCTGATGATAATGCTCAAGGGCTTCCGCACGCTTCTTCTTCAGGTACTTCTGGAAGTCACCCGGTAGTAGGCGCTGCGGTATCTCTCCCTTTTCAATAATGTGTTCTGGTGGGCCGGCTTGCGGCGGCTTCTTTCGTTCCATATAGTCCTCCTACAGTAACGCTACGACGTGTTCCCAACCTTCCCCGGTAAACTTCATTCGGTCCTTAGTTAACGCGCAGGTTGTCTGACGAGATAACATATCATTGAGGAACCCCGGGTTGATAGCAAATTCCACCTCAGCCACCTTGGATTCACTAGACAATTCCAATTCTTCCTCAAACCAACCGGACTCGTCCTCAGACCGAATCTTCAAAAGATTCTTCTGGATACCTACAACCACAGTCTCCTCAAGTACGTTGTCACGTTTAGAGAATACCTCTGCCCGCTTTAATACCTCACCTAACCCGGCCGGTAGTATGAACGAATCCCCAGCCACCTTCAACAATGAAGATACATTTGGATACGCATCCTCAAATACCCTACAGCTGAATACAGTAGCGTCCTTCGACTTGAAGTGTATCCACCCCATACCCTCAGCTATAGCTACAAAATCGTAGTTGATAAGGTCCTTGACAATACTAACGGGTATTAGGAATTCCTTCACCGGCAAATCAGCGTCAAGGTTATACCGGGTCAACCGTAGATTATCACATGATTCCACATATGTACTAGTAACGTGTAAACAAGTCAATACCGGGCGGCTCATATCCTTACTACAGCTGAACATTGCAAACTTCATAGCCTCCTTGAGGTTCTTTGGTACGCGCTTCCACTTACCAATCTCACCAATCTCATCAAGGGGCAGCCGAATCTCCTGTTGAAGGGTAATACCGGCGCGGGCCTTACCGGCGGTAATACGTACTTCATGTTCATCCACCTCAAAGGTAACATCCTTCTGTTTAATCTTACCAAGCAACTGATATAGTTCCTCAGCCTTTACAGCCCCGGTTATGTCAAGGTCTTCCACCGGGTGAGATATGCTAATCTCATCGTTATAGGTGACTACGCGCCCACCCATAAATGCGAAGCTAGTGGCTTGCTCAATCATATCCTTGTTAGATAGCCCCGGCTTTACAATCTCCAATGCCTTAATCAATCGTTCTTTCTCAATCTTCATAGTACGCTCCTTACACCTTCTTCAATGAATATGTGTTCAATTTATATACCGGGTTCAACCGGTCTTTAAAATGTTCTAACCCCTCACTATCAACCGCACCTCCGTCATTTACAAAGCGGTAGGGCCGGTTCGCCTGTACGTACGACTTCTGATAGAATAACAACCTAGCGTATTCTTCAAGGAACGGTTCGTCAGGATGGGTTATACAATACCTGAAATTGATAAACACGTTATTACCATCCCAACAGATAATAGCCCTTAGTACCCCGTAATTATCAACTAGGCCCTCAACGTTACCACCCTCAGTCGGGGCTAGGATATATTGCAACATAGTATCATAATCCTGTAGGTCTGACTGATGGTATTCAATCCAATACCCGCAAAGGTACTGGACTTCCTCAATAGGCACTGCAGAAAGTGGAGCCCATTCCAAACGTAGCCCCGTACGGGCCGGCCACTTACGTACGTTCTTACGAAACGTAGAATACTGGGGGCCCTTCATCTGTATCAATTCACGCTGGTCATATATGAATTGATAATCAAGGAACGTCTTTTGGTAACAGTCCGCAACCGGGTGCTCATTAAAGGTACTCCATATTTCATCAAACAGTTCGCAGGGATTCCTAGAATCATTGTATTCCGTAGGAAGCGGTGGGAACAAGCACACCTGGGTACCGTCAACGCTCTCAAGTACAAACGTCCACATATTGTCACCAGTTATAAAACATTCCGCGCCGGTAGCTACTAGATAGGGCTTCGCACAATAAAAGTTAGGGGATACCCCTAGCTTTATCACCCTATTCATCCAGTAATCCAAATCCCCCGGTGCTTTTTTTATCAGTTGTGACATTGGTACCTCCCTTCTTCTTACGCGTATCACCTTTTACAGCGGTATCGTTCACCTGATAATTCCCATATTTCAACTGTGTTATCAGTTGCTTACTTACGCCGCCGCCTGACTTTCTGCTCTTGCCCCCCATGGGTAGCCTCCTTAATCTCTATAATCTCATCGTATATACAACAGGCCACCACGCCTACCATGTCGCGCTTCTGCTTGTGTATACTATCCACCTTTATATAATCCCCGGCCCCTAGCGCTGGTAATTGGAACCGCAATACGTCCTGGAAAGCAAACAGGGCCATAAGGTCAGGGGTCTTGATAGCAATTGGCTCAATATCGTCCTCAAGATTCTCGTCACCTAGTAACCCGCCACCGCTCTCCCGTACAACTTCAATAACGCTACCTGAGTAGATATTGCGTTGAATCAACTTAAGCGGTTCCCCGGCTGCCCCTACGAACTCCGTATGACTCAATGAACGGTCTAATAGCGGTAAGATATTCTTATCCAACTGTACCGTAACAAATCCACTATCAGCCTCATTGAGCTTGTGAAACAGTTCTCTCACCTGTACGGGGGTCATATCCGGGGTACCACAGCTCTTAACGCGGGTGTATTCCCCATTCTTCTGAACAAAGATAATCTTCCCATTTTCTTCATAGAATTCTTGGCTGTCGTAATCGTTAGCCCTAAATGATACAGGGTGCGCAAACGGGGCCTCACTTTTCCTCAACTTGAACCGCAACAATACGGTATGGTCATAACCTAAGATGAACACCTCATCGTCAATTGCGTAGATTGTGTTACGCAAGCCACCGCTCTGTTCCATAGCTACGGCGTGAGCGAATATCTGCTCAACGGTTGAACTAATCTTCATCGTATATCCTCCAATAATTCAATTCTAAAGTCACCGTTGTCCGGGCTCCACATCCATATCACCCCGTCCTGGTCACGGCCTATCGCTTTCAATCCAGCGGCCCAGCGGTGGCTATAGGCCACGTTACCGCCTAGGTTCCAAAGCTCATGAACGTTCTGTTCTAGCTCACGGGTCAGGAAGCCCCCATGACGGTATACTTCCTCCTTGAACATATTCCAAGTAACGGGCTTGCCCTCATTCTCCTGTATGAAGCGGGCCGCCATCACAGTACTTCCCCAATTGAAACTAGCGCCGCGGTCCCCAAAGTAGTCCCCAACCTCACAGCATACTGATTGGTCATTGGAAGGGGCATTACCCATATCAAAGGTACTACATGAGAATCCCCGTTCACGGAATAAATCCATGAACTTACCCAACAACAGGCTACCAAGTGGCTGACTATCGCAACCGGCTAGGAACATGCGG